GCCTCATCGGCCACCAGCATCACATTCTCCGAGTGAATTCCCTGCAAAGCCTCTGGCTGCTCGGCCCTCGATGTCCTAGCCGAGATAAACATCTCAGTCGGTGCAGCATTGAATTCAATCCTCTCTTGCTTGACAGTGAGCAACCCCTGCAAGGGCAAAGGCATCGAATTGATCCACCTCTTTAGCTCTGCAAACATCGCGTCATAAAGCTGAGAGCTTGTCGGTGCAGTCACCACCACCTTGACCGGACTCCGAGTCATAAAGTACCAGAGCATGGCCCAGCTGCTTGCTGTACTCTTTCCCACCCCGTGGCCACTTCTCACAGATATCTTCCTATCCCCACGGGCAATGGCCTTCAAAAACTCAATCTGCCACTTGTCAGGATCAACCCCCAGCACCTCTTGCACAAACAAGACCGGATCAGGCTGATACCTCTCCACCCACTGGCTAAAAACATTTTCTTTCATGGATGGATCGTCTCATAAATCTTCCACGCCCCAGGACTCATCGCCCACTTGTGCGCATCTAGCTCATCAGTCCTGACCAGTATCAGCAAGTGATACGTCATCGCCAAATCAAACCGATCCTCATTGATCGCCTCCATCATGCGAATCTTCAAATCCAGCAACATCACCGACAAATGCATCGCTGTCAACAAATCAGTCATGTCATCCTCGCTTGCTTTAAGTTCTGGCCAGTGATCCTATTGGTCCAGCATGATGCACACAACCACCTGGTCGCACTCATCTCCACCCCACCCTCCGGTGGCTTCATCACAGCGCATTTATTACAAAGCTGTAATTTGTGACCATGGCAGTTCCCATTGAGCCGAATATGGTTATTTACAAAATTACTCTTCACGATACCATTTCCATATTCCCCAAATAAGCACCAGCACATTAAATGCCAATATCGAATAAACTATATTCAATATAATCACTGTATTTTCTGAATCTGATTATGTGGGTGCGTTAACCACTTATCACCTAATAATCTCAATGCCTTAATATATTGGCGCTGATTATGTCTATTCGTGCTACGCGGCACATAATCGACATTGAATAACTGCCTGACTTTAGTTAATAACACAATATTCATATTACCCCCACGATCTGGTTAATGTCCACCCAAGTGTGCCAGACAATTGTGCCATCCAAGCTCATTAGCTTGCAGAAGATTTTTTTGTCTTGAGCCTCATCAGTGTCTAAGACGATCCACTCCTGACCCTTGATCACCACTGTCGCTTGCTTCGTTTTCATAGGTTTAGCTTGTTAGTTGATGGAGTTGACATTTTTGCACAATTTGACTTGTTTGGTAAGTTAGATTTTTATTTTTTAAAAAATTTTTTTTGTAGGTGTTTAGTGCCGCCACTGTCGCCCCCGCCAATCCGGCCAAGGGGGGGGTCGCGGCCACCGACCGCCAGCCGACCACCGCTGGGTTATCCACGCTTTTTGGCCAACCTTATCCACAGATTCCTGTGCATAACCCTTGATGTAATACTTTAATGCACTTAATTCTGTGGATAACGACTTATCCACTTAACATAATGGTCGTTGTATAAAGTGACTGAATGCTTCGGTATTCATTTACTCAGAATTGTCTATTGATACGATGCTGCGCTTGCGCAGGGCATCGAGCGCCATGCTTCCCAGGTCAATGTTGACCAAAGGTTGCTGCTTGTCACCATACTCGTCTGGCGCCTGCTTAGAGGCCAGCCAGCGCCTTGTGTCCACTCTCAGCTTGGCCACCTGTGCCTCTTGAGGCGTGGCCGTGTCTGCAATTTCGAGCGTCTGCTCTGCTAAACTTCTCCCACCTCGCGTGCGTGCGCGTGCGAGGAGTTCCCCCCGCTTGGCATCTTTGTCAATCCATTTGTAGAAACCACCGATGCTGATGTCCAAAGACTTAATCACTGAATCGATGGTCTTCCCTTGTGAGATATGGTCAAAGAGCATAGCTTCACCGCCAAAGGCGTGAATTTTCTTATTGATCCCAGACATCTCTTTGCGCTCGATGTTGGCGAGTTCCTTTTGGTTCATCTGCCTGGCTGCAATGTTGTCTGCCAGTTCACTCATGGTTTGTGCTTTGGCCATTCAAATACTCCTCGATTGTTTTGATTGCGTCAGCTGCTGATCTGGCGACCACTGACCGATACCCTTTTGCATTTAACTGCAAACCCACAGCGCTTTGTTTGCTTGAGACCACTCCGGCCTTGGTCTTCATCTCCACAAATAACGCATGAAACCCGTTTTTAGGCTCTAAGACGCATAAATCCGGCATCCCAGCTAAAACCCCTTCAGAATGCAATCTAACGCGCTCTGAGGCCGTTCTATCGCCTCCATTGGGTATTGCCGCAATGATGATGTCCGGATAGAACGCACGAAAGTGTTGCACCACCTTGACCTGATCAATGTGTTCAATGCTTTTTCTTTTGCGTTTTAAGTCAACCACCATTCCTCGGATTCTACAACCGAGGGTTTGGCTTGGAATAGGTGGCATCGGTGCTTGATGTCGGTCGGGAATGCAGCCAGTCCGGTTTTGCCGCACTGATGTTCGGACCATGTGATGGTTGCCCAACCATTCCTAATCTTTGCCTGATCAAACATCCACTGGAGTGGTTTTGCGTTGACCTTTCTGTGCCTTTCCATCTGCTCTGCTGGCATCGACTGGCGCTGCTCGACCATTTCCGCATTAGCGCATTGATGGCAGAAAACGCGCTCATCTTCGACCCATTTCTCAGATTGTGGATAACCTGTGGATAACTGTTCAACTTGTTGGACCATCATTTCTCCTCAAAACCATCAAAAAGTAATCCGGTATGACCAAAGGAAATCTACCGCATTACCGCATTACTTTCGTACCCTGCCAAAACACCGAGACTGGCCTGTGGATAAATGGGTCTAAAGACCCCATTTAATCCACAAGACCCAGCCATTGTCTAATCCGGTATACCGCATTACTACCGCATTACTACCGCATTACCGCATTACTTTAATTGCACCCACCCCAAGCCCTCATGGTCCTGTGCAAAGCGCTGGAATATGGCGGCGCCAACTGCCCGTCTTGAATAGCTTTGGTTGGCTTGTGGCACTGATGAGTAGATCGCTGGCCACTCAAGCTGGTGCATCCCTTGGAGTTCTTTGGGGACAATGGGGCGACCTGGCCCTCTTCGCATAATGACCTGACCATGCTGGTTGATGATGGACTGGACATAGTTGCAAGCCTGGTCACAAATGTCTTGGACTTGTTGCTGCTTCTTATCGCTTTGGCGGTCAGCAGCTGCTTGTCTTCGGTCTTGTTCTGACGACATGGCTGGAATGGCCACCCTGCAAATAATCTCTTGCAGATCACCAGCTGGGGTGACGACTATTTCTGGGAATGTGATGGAGTCAAACTTGATCTCTCTGAATACTGGCTCATAGCGGGTTTTGGTTAGCTTTAGGTAGCGCTGGTTATCCTCATCCATGAAAAGCACGCCTGTGAGGGTTGCGTCACCAGTAAATGCTGATGCACCACGGGCCATGGCATCAGAGTCTTGGCGGCTGATGGTTTTGTTGGTGTGGGTCAGGATGCAGACTGGCGCTTTTTGCTGAATGAAGATGGTCTGCTTGATGGCGGCAATATATGCACCCACTTCTGAGTTGTCATTCTCATTGTCAATATCCATGGTCGCATTGGCTGTGTCAAGAACCAATAATGGCTTAATGCCATTAACTGTATGGCGCTCAATATTATGGGCAAGCCTGAGTAAATCTTTGACATTAGACCTTCTTGCATCAATAACCACAAACCAGTCGTTTAGGTTTTTAATACCATAATGCTTTGAATATGCAAATAGTGTTCGGATTATCTGGTCACTGTCTTCAGTCACGATGATTGACTTGCGTTTCTTTTTAGCGTGAATCTCGCAGCCATCGACTGAAAACCCAGCCATGACCATGCACATGGACAGCACTGCCGTGGTCTTACCCACGCCAGGCTGGCCAGCCAAGATGAAAAACGAATGGGCCATGAAGCCTTCGATCAAATAGTCGATGGGGTTGAGCTTTGTCAGGTCCAATGCAAGCTCTGGCCATGATGGGTCTGGTGCATCGGTGGCCACTGGTGCTTGGGACTGACTGATCACCGCTGCAAAGTCTTCCACCGCTGACTTGCGCTCGGTCTGCTTGGTTGGGGCTTCCCAGCCAGCATCTTTGGCGTGTTTGTACAGAGTACCAAGCCCCACACCTTTGCCCTGGTGAAAGCTCTTCCAATGGACTTCAATGTCTTTTGTGCCTGCAAACTTGGCGCCAGCCATAGACCATGTCATCCATGGGCCAAGACCAGCCTCTCCGAATTCAGTGTGCAGCGCTTGACCCAGCTCAATCCACTGGTCATAGTCGCAGTCTGGGCTGATATGGTGCAAAGCCTTGACCGCACGATCAAGGTCGCTGTCTTCAAGCCTTGAGCCTAATTGGGTGAAATCAAATGATTGGCTGGGTGGTGCAGGCTTTGGCTCTTGCAGCTGGTGCTGCTCGATGATGCCCCAGTCTTGGAGCAAGGCATAAAGGTCCACGGCCTCTTGGAATTCACCGACCACGGAATTGCCACTGAGTAGCACTGACTTGCCTGCACTGTTTGGCAGACCGAATACTTCGAGTTCCTGACCACCGCCTAGCTTGTACTTGGGCAGCACCTGGTCAGCTTCTTTGGGTGGTTGCACCCATAAGAAGACATGACGGCCACGGCCTGAGACAGAAACCTCGGTCAGCATCTTGTGCTGCTTGACATACTTGGCCATGCGCTGGATGGCCACGTTTGTGGGGCCAGAGGCGTGCTTCATATCCACATCAAGGCAAACCAGAAAGTTGCCTGATGCGCTGATGATGGGGCGCTGCTGGACAAGGCCAAGATACTGACCATGGGGTGCGTTTTCCATGGCCCAGACATCTTCTGAGTTGTAAAGGTCTGACGGGTCTGTATCCCGTGCCACACCTTGGCCGCTTCGCTTGTATGGAATCTTTTTGTTGCCCTGTAGGGCAAAGGTGCAGAACACCGCATCTGGGGCGACAGAGCCAATCTTGCAGGCCACTGACTGGGACTGGGCAAATGTATTGGGCAGGGGTGTTTCAGTTATAGTGGTCACTGAAATTCCTTTAAGTTGGGGTTTCATGTAGTTGCCATTTTGAATTCCCCTCGGTCACTGTTAACGCATGGACCGAGGGATTTTTTTTGCAAGGTTTGGATTCTATACAAGCCATTTAAAAGCCAAATGGACCATGTAAGCCCAAAAGGCTGCAAGCAAGGCAATAACAATTGCCCAGACGTATAGATTCCTCACTCCTTTGCCTTGACCAGGCTTGGGGCAGCACTCTTCTCACCGACCAGGTCTTCGCTCACCTCGACCCCAAGTTTTAAGACGGCACTGGGGCTTTTGAGTTCCCATGCAGTAGGCGTGTCTTTGAATGCTTCCATGACCAGCGCCTCATCTTTCCAGAATTTGGTCTTGCGGCCTGCACGCATGGTCCAGCCTTGAATGGCTTTGCCATTGGTCAATTGCTCTTTGGCAGCAGACTGCACTGCATCGGCCCATGCGGCCACCAGAGCCGCGTTGTCCAGCATCTCAGGGGTGACAGTCGTGTCAGGCTTGAAATCGCTTCTAGCGGTCTCTTGGACCTTCTCACGCATAGATGGGCAGATGGTCTTGGCCTTGCAGTATCGGCAGGCATCAACGCTTGGGCTGGTTGGTGCATCGCCTGAGAGCGCCAGCTCTGCTGCCGACTGCAAGCGCCTGCCATGTAGCTCCAAATAGTTGCCAGACACTGTCCACTTGCTGTGGCCGACACGGGGCTGGTAGATGTGCATGGTGCATTCAATGGTGTTTGGCGCCTTGAGCTGACGCATTGCACCAAGGGCATAGGTCAGCAATTGCTTGTTGTCCTCTGCATCCACAGCCACACGGCCCGTCTTCAGATCAATGACATGGAGATGGTTGCCATCGACCAGGACTGCATCGGCTGTGCCGCCAAGCGCTGGGTGCAGGGACTGGAGACCCTCATCGAGGTTGACCTCGATCATTTTTTTGCGTGGGTTTTCAACAAGAGTGTTGACAAAGTTGGCATAGCCTTGGGCCATGGATAGGTGGTCAGGGTCAGTGCCAGTTGGGATGCTGCCACCGCGCAGAATGATCTCTGACAGTTCATGGATGGCAGTGCCAATGGCAGCCGCCTCGCCTGCTGGCTCATAGGGCATGAGGGATTCGAGGCGATATGAGCCTGGGCATTG